AACGAGAAAGACGCACAGGCGTATTTCGACCGAGAGGATGGGCAGCTCGATAAGGAAATGATGGAGCTTCATAAGTGGTTCTGGGAGCGCAACAAGCGCATCGAAGCAGAACGCGCAGCTGGCGCCAGTAGTAAGGGGGAGTGAGATGAAGGTACTGAGGATTAAATGGGCTGGATATTGCCCCGCCTGTGATAGCGATGAACTTGATGTGACAACCGAGCTCGGGACTAGTGACTTTCTGTATGCCGGTGATGTCGTCGTTTGCTCTAAATGCGGTACTAAAGGCGAAATTGATTGTGATGAAGGCTGCGCATTCGCTGTATGGGATGAGGAGTAACCCATGACTGTAGAACTCACAGATAAACGTCGTCGTGGGCAGCGTATCCCCGGCCTCGGCATGGCTAATGACACCTGGTTTGCCGTGCTGGATATACCAGGCATGGAAAAGTTGGTTAATCAGCAGCACACCAATGATCCCCTCAATGTCACGCCAGCCAAGGCGAAAAAGATGGCCAATCTTGTAGAACGATGGACGCCGCCGAATGGATGGTCTGGGCAGTGTCCTGAAAAAATGAAGGGATATATCGTCGAATTTCTTCGCAGTTGCAATGGATTTAGGAGCCACTAACCCATGACCACTATTACCAAAGAGCGCGCTACTGGCCAGGAGGGGGAGTGAAGTGATCCACTATCACGGCGGCCCCATTACTCCAGACACGTGCGCCATCAGGGCATGGAAAGGGCGGCATGCGTTTATCTCATTCGCTAACCCCGCTCAGTTGGCGCTGGCCAGTGAGGTCACGCAGAGCTTTGCCCTAGACAACGGCGCATTCAGTTTCTGGACAAAGCAGCGTGTTGTTGACTGGAACGCGTATTACCGGTTCGTTGAGCGCTGGGCTAATCACCCCCGATTTGCGTTTGCTGTAATTCCCGATGTTATCGGAGGTAGTAGTGAAGAAAACGACGCGCTGATTTATGAGTGGCCACTCGGCCCGATTATTGGCGCTCCAGTTTGGCATATGAATGAGCCAGACGAGCGCTTTATTCGTCTCTGTCATACGTTTCCCCGAGTCTGTATCGGAAGCATGGGGGAATATGACGCCAAACGCCCTCGTCGTTGCGTGGCGCGATTGCGAGACCTGATTCGACACGTTGTCGATGATAACGGATACCCGATTTGTAAGTTACACGGACTGCGCATGCTCAATGCGGACATTTTCAGGCATATACCACTGTCATCGGCTGATAGCACCAATGTTGCTCGTAACATTGGTATCGATAAGGCATGGCAGAGATCGGCATATGCACCAGCCAGTAAAGAAACCCGCGCAGCCGTACTAGTAGAGCGCATTGAGTCGCTGAACAGCGCCAGTTCATTGAATTATGACGCGGCTCGAGACCGATTTATACCGCAACTGGCATTCGAAATTTAAGGGTTAATCATGACTAAAGACGTAGTTATCGATACCGAAACCATGGATACCGAGCCCAGCGCCCTACTGCTGTCTATCGGCGCCTTTGCTCTCGATGTCAGTGATCTGGATGCTACCCAGGCCGACATACTGAAAGTCGCTCGCGATGTCGATCTGCAAGACTTCTCCGTGCTGGCCTTTTATACCCGGCTCGACGCCACAGATCAGCTGATGTTAGGCCGAACCGTCAGCAAGAAGACCCAGGCGTGGTGGAAAGACCAGGCCGAGGATGCACACGAAGCCCTAACCGGCGATCGCGTAGCCCTCAGCGAAGCCCTGATCGGCCTCTCTCGCTGGCTTGATTATCACCCCGGCGCCAGAGTGTTCTTCCGTGGTCCAGACTTCGATGGCGCCATTCTAGAGAACGCCTACCGCATGTGCGGCCTAGAGTGCCCGTGGCGATATAACGGCAAGCGCGACGTAAGGACATACATCGACACCAAGCTCCCTACGCGCGGCCGCAATGGCTATTTAGAGGGGCATCAGCCGTGCTTCCATATGATTAAGCACCATGCGCTTCATGACGCAATGAACGACGCGGAGCAGATGGCTATCGCATATCGGGAGGAATGCTAATGGAACCCTTTGCTAAATACTCTGCCACCGATTTGATGATCATGCTTCAGGTTGTAATCATCTGGCTCTGGATGGCCATCAAAGCATGGCAATGGATTTCCGACATAGCCTTGCGTAAGGGCTGGCGGTGGTTGAATCGCAAGGACGAGAAGTCACTGGCTTTGGATTCATTTTGCAAGGCGTTCAACCTTGAGGCCATTCAGCCGGGGAGCTCCATCGCGGTCAAAACCAAAGGTGACATGCTGATTCTCGTCAGCAGGACGAAGGAGACCAGCAATGGCTAACTCATTCAAGAAAATGTTAAAAAAAGATGGACCTATCTCTCGCCGTGATAGCGGGATGTTCATCAAAATTGATGATATCCACGTTAAGGCGGGTTTTAACAGACGTATTGAAAATGAGCGAAAGCGTCGGGAAGATGAAAAACTGTTCCAGTTTCTGATGACTGGAGGAACGGTCCCACCTCTAGAGGTATATCCACGTGATGATGGTGGCGTATGGATAGTCGAAGGCCACCGCCGTATGAATGCGTTCCTTCGCATGCGTGAGGCGGGGAAAAAAATCAGCGTGATCGCCATCACCCCATTCATTGGGAACGACGTAAAACGGTCAGCGCGCATCATTAATAGCAACAATGGCTCTGGCCAGCTCAAGCTGAATCAGTACGAGGAAAGCCTCGTAGTTAAAGATCTGGCAGCCTTAAATCTGAAGCCTGATGAGATCGCCGTCGAGATCAACCGAAGCCGAACTCATGTCGATAAGCTGCTGATCCTATGCTCAGCAAATCGCGATGTGCAGACTCTGGTCGAGTCTGGAGAAGTAGCTATGGACGTAGCGATTGATCGCATCAAAGAACACGGGGAGCGCGCCGGGGATGTGCTGCAAGAGGATGTGCAGCGGGCAAAGGCTCAAGGTAGGAAAAAAGTCACGCGCAGCGTCACCGGTAGCCAATTTAGCGCGACAAAATCGCGCCGGCTGGTTGAGCTATTAAGCGATGTCGAGATGGAAGAAGACGGACGCACGCTGGTCCTGCGTGATGGGATCGGCGAGGAAGTGATGAAGATTATCAACGAATACATGCAGAGATAGGTCTGCTGGCGCAGGCGCACTGAACACTTAGGCAATCAGATTAGGAAAAAATGACAGGTTCGATTCCCTGTCTGGAGATAAAACCATGACACATAATATGACCCCAGACTCGCTCGTTGATTTGAAATTCATCATGGCGGATACTGGCTTCGGTAAAACCTTCATTTATGACCGAGTGAAGGATGGCACCCTGGTAAAACCAAAGAAGATTCACGGACGTTCGCGCTGGCGTTATAGCGACCACTGCGAATTTAAGAATCGCCTCCTATCCAGCGCTAATGGGTAA